TTGCGGTGAAGTTTTTTATATAGGAATTGGAATATCAAAAAAAAGAGCTTATTCTAAATACGGTAGAAATAAACATTGGTTAAATACCGTAAATAAATATGGCTATGAAGTTCAGATATTAACAAACAATATTGAATATGATTTAGCAAAAGAATTAGAAATAAATTTAATATCATACTACGGAAGAAAAGATTTGAATTTAGGAAAGTTAGTTAATATGACTGATGGTGGTGAAGGATTTTCTAATATGAATTTAGAAGAAAAATCAAAAAGAAAAATTAGATTAACTAATTACAATAAAAATCAAAAAGATTATTCTTTTACGCAAAATGAAGATTATAAATTAAATATGCGTAATTCTTGTTTAGGTAAAAACAATAAAAAAATAATAAATACAGAAACGGGAATTATATTTGAATCTATGCGTAAAGCATCTGAAGATAATAAAATAAATTATTCAGTATTAAGCGAAATGTTAAATAACAAAAGAATTAATAAAACAAATTTACAATGGCTAAATTAGAAACAATAGAACTTTTTATAGATGAAACTGCTGAAAATGATGGTATAGAAGCTTTAAGTCTAGTAAAGTTTCCTGCTACTGAAGAAAATTGGGTAGCATTAAATAATCATAAAATAGAATTTAAATCTATTGATGATGAAAAAAGAATTATTATAGGATTAGCTTTAGTTCCTGATAAAGAAATTTATAGAAGAAATGGAGAACACGAATATAATATTAAATTTTCAAAAGAAACTGTAAAAAAAGCAGGTCAATTATATTTAAAAAGACTAAATAACAATAACGCTACTTTAGAACACAAAACAGAAGTAGAAGGTGTTTCAGTTGTTGAATCTTGGATAGTAGAAAACCCTAAATTAGATAAAACAGCTATCTACAATTTAAATGCTACTGAAGGTTCTTGGGCTGTTATTATGAGTATTGATAATGACAAAGTTTGGGAAGAAATAAAAAACGGTACATATTTAGGAATAAGTGTGGAGGGTTATTTCAGCGATAAATTAGAAATGAGTTTAGAATTAGAATTAGAAAAAGAGTTAATAGAAAAAATTAAATCAATAATTAAAAACAATGAGTAAAACTACAAGTCCAAAAGGCGGAAAAAGAGGGTGTCTATGTAAAGACGGAACTTACAAATCAGAATGTTGTAATGGTGAACTATCAGAACAAGGAGTAGGAAGTTTAGTAGGTCAAGAAACTTCAGTTGTAAATAACGTAGACGGAGTAAGAACTATTGTAAGTTCTAACGGCTAATTTATAACAAATATAAATAATAAGTATTAATATAAAAAATAAAATTATGTCTACTGAAAAATTAGTATTTAAATCCTTATTTGGAAAAACAGAATTAGCTACGCAAAAAGTTGAATTAGCAATTAATGATGATGTTAAGAAATCTTATAACGAAGCAATAGCTGCAAGAAAAAAAAGCTTGGATGTTTACAATGGTGCTAAATCTGCAGTTGCAAGTGCTTTATCAGAATTAAAAAATTTAAAAGCAATAAATGAAAATTCATTACCAATTTTTGCAAAATTTGAGGCGATGATTAAAGAATTAGGTATACCAATGCCAAAAGAAATTACAGACCAAAAACAAAATATTCAGGATGGGTTAAAAGGTACTTTTGCTCAATATATTAAAGGTCTTGAATCAGCTAAACTTTAAATAAGTAAATATGAATGTAATTAATGAAATCAAAACTCTTTTGGGTATGGAGATAAAACTCGCTCAAATGAAACTTGATAATGGCACAGTGTTAGAAGCTGAAATGTTTGAAGCTGGACAACCTGTTTTTATTATCAATGAAGAAGATAGAATTGCTTTACCTATTGGCGAGTATATTCTTGAGGATGGAATGGTTTTAGTAGTATCTGAAGAAGGTATTATTGCTGAAATTAAAGAAGCCATTGTTGAAGAAGAAGCTCCTGAAGCTGAAGTAGAAGTTGAGGTTGAAGCACAAGCTGAACTTGCAACTCCGAAAAGAATTGTTGAATCAGTTTCTAAAGAAATGTTCTTTGCTGAAATTGAAAAATTAAGAACTGAAATTGCTGAGTTAAAATCAGTTAAAGAAGTTGTTAAAGAAGAATTAAGTTCAGATGTAGTTGTTGAATCATTAACACACTCACCTGAAATTACAAACGAAGTTAAATTTAATCAATTTTCAAAATCTCGTGAAATGTCTACTTTAGATAGAGTATTCGCAAAACTTAACAAATAAATAATAAAACTATGCCGACTACAACAAGTATTACGACTAGCTATGCTGGTGAATTTGCCGGAAAATACATTTCTGCTGCTTTACTTTCTGCTTCAACTATCGAAAACGGTGGTATTGAAGTTAAACCAAATGTAAAATATAAAGAAGTTATCAAAAAACTTGCTACTGATGCAATTCAAAAAGATGCTACTTGTGATTTTACTGCTACATCTACTGTTACATTAACAGAAGCTATTTTGCAACCTGAAGAATTTCAAGTAAACTTACAACTTTGTAAGAAAGACTTTAAATCAGATTGGGAAGCTGTACAAATGGGATATTCTGCATTTGATAATTTACCTCCAGCATTTGCTGATTTTATTTTAGCTCACGTTGTTGCTAAAGTTGCTGAAAAGAATGAAACTAACATTTGGCACGGTGCTACTGCTAATACAGGAGAATTTGACGGATTAGTTGTTAAAGCTACTGCTGATGCAACTGTTATTGATGTTGTTGGAACTACAGTTACTGCTGCAAACGTAATTGCTGAACTTGGAAAAGTTGTTGATGCTATCCCTGCTAAACTTTATGGAAAAGAAGATTTATATATCTACGTTTCTCAAAGTGTTGCTAGAGCTTATGTAAGAGCTTTAGGTGGATTCGGAGCTTCAGGATTAGGAGCTAATGGTACTAATGCAATGGGAACTCAATGGTTCAACAATGGTTCACTTTCTTTTGACGGTGTTAAAATCTTTGTTGCAAACGGAATGACTGCTAATTATATGATGGCTGCACAAAAATCTAACTTATATTTTGGTACAGGTCTATTATCTGACCATAATGAAGTTAAGTTACTGGATATGAGCGATTTAGACGGATCTGAAAATTTAAGAGTTGTAATGCGTTTCACCGCAGGTGTTCAATACGGATTTGGTTCTGAAATTGTACTTTACACACCAGCATAATTAAAATAGAATACCAAATTAAGGGGAGGTAAAATGCCTTCCCTTTTTTTTTAACTTTAAAAAATAAAAACTATGGCTTGTGATATTTCATTAGGTAGAATCGAACCTTGTAAGGACTCAATAGGTGGCTTAAGAGCTGTTTATTTTGTTAATTGGGGTGATGCTACAGGTTATACATACGATATAACTAATACAGATGTAATTGATACAGTAGCGGGTACTCCTGTTGCTTTCAAATACGATTTAAAAGGAACTTCATCTTTTGAACAAACTATAACTAGTTCAAGAGATAATGGAACTACATTTTTTGAACAAACTTTAAATTTAAGTTTAAAGAAATTGTCTATTGTAGACCACAAACAAATTAAACTACTTTCTTACGGTAGACCACAAGTTTTAGTAGAAGATAACAATGGTAATATCTTTTATTGTGGATTAACTAAAGGAATGGAAGTATCAGGTGGAACTATTGTTACAGGTGCGGCTATGGCAGATATGTCAGGGTACACTTTAACATTATCAGGTCAAGAGCCTGTACCTGCAAACTTCTTGGGTGATACATTAGTAGCTTCTGGATTTACAGTAACTGTTGGTTCTTAATTAATAACATAGGGGTGTAAAAACCCCTTTTTAAAATTTATAATATGAATCCTGAAGTAAAAAAAATAGGGAATAAATTATTCAAAACAGAATTAGCAAATCAAAAAGTTGAATTATCTGTTATTGATGATTATTATTCTTCAGTTCAAAAAGCAATTGCAACTTATGTAAGTGCAGATAATAAATTAAAAGAATTAAAAAGCTACGCTAAAACAATTCAAGATTTATTTGATAATTCAGGCGAACAAATTTTATTAGCAAATAAGATATTTGATAATGTAAAAAAACAAGCTGCAGATTTAGGTATTGATTTACCTAATGAATTAAAAAATAATAATAAAGATTTATCTGATTATGCTAAAAGAATAGATACAT